AGGTGTTCAGGGGTTTAATAATTATTTAGATGGTGCAAACCAAACAGCTATAAATAAAATTGAATACCTAACTAACCCTGATATTATTCAGTATTATAACGAAGATTCTACACAAGCAGAACTACCTTATTTTAACGTATTGATTGAACACGATGGTACGGCTATTACTGAAGTTAAATGGACAAATAGAAGAACTTTATCTTCAAGTACTATTACTATTTTAGACGATACTTTTGATGCGGGAACGTATATGTTTAAAATACCTGCAAAGAATACAGAAATTACAAACCATAACTTCGGGAACGATGTAATTATAGAATCTGAATTAGTAGAAACTATTTTGCCTACAGTTACGTTTTTACCTGTGTGTGAAATGAAATACACACCTGTAGTTTGTACGTTTATTAATCGTTATGGTGGATGGCAGTTCTTAAACTTTTGGAAGGCACAAACAAACAACGTAGAAGTGAAAAATAGTGAGTTTAGATTATTACCTGATAATTGGGATTACAACCATTTAAGAAACCAAACGCAGCAGTTTAATTTTGTAGGTACACAATCAGTCAAACTAAATACCGGTTGGGTAGATGAAAACTATTCTGATTTGATGTTTGATTTAATGGCTTCTGAAACTATTTTATTAGATGATAAACCTGCAAACATTAAAACTAAATCTATGCCTATTAAAACAGGTTTAATGGACAAAATGATTAATTACGAAGTAGAGTTTGAATATAGTTATAACCTAATAAACGATGTAGTATAATGCAAACTGTACAAATATTTATTTATGTTGATGGTGTTGCTAATCGTATTGAATTGTTTAAAGATGAAAAGATTTCGGTAACTTCTTCTATTCAAAACTTTTCAGATTTAGGAAAACTATTTACAGACTATTCACAATCGTTTACTATTCCTGCAAGTAAACATAACAACGCTATTTTCAGACATTGGTACGAATCAGCAGTAGGTGAAACAGATTTAGATGCGCCACAAAATGTAGATGGTGCTTTTGACCATAGAATAAAGTATTACGGTTTTATTGAAATAGATACTATTCCTTTTCGGGATGGTAAATTTACAATGGAAAAAGCTAATAAGAAAAATGGCTACATTGAAAGTTACACAATTAATTTTGTAGGGAATTTAGTTCAGCTAAAAGATAAATTTAAAGCAGATAAATTAAATAGTTTAGCTGATGAAAATCGTGCAAGTTATTATGATGAATTAAACGTTGAATACACTTTAACAAATATATTTAACAGGTGTACAAGTTCACCTACACTTAATGTAGCTTTTCCATTAGTAGGTAGTACACGTAGATTTGAGTTTAACACAGGTGATACGGTAAATGATATTTCTTTATTAAGTGGTGGAATAGATTTTAAAGAGTTATTCCCTGCAATTAAAATAACTAAAATATTTGAATACATACAGGATGCATACGGCTTAGAATTTACAGGAGAATTTTTAAATAGTCAAACTTTTAGCAAGTTGTATTTATATTTAAAAAACGCTGAGGTAATGAGTTGTAAAACTCAATTAGATAGAATTACATTTAGGCTTCCTCCCGAATTAACTGAAAGGTTTACTATACCCTTTTCTTATGTTCCTTTTTACACAATGACTGTTTCACCATTTAACACTTTGCCTGTAAATAGACAAAACATAATTTTAAATATAACAACTACTTGCACAAATTATAATTTATACGTTTACAATAATGGTGAGTTGTATTTTTCAAATTTAAACCTAAATGGAAATCATCAACAGTTGGTTATTGTAAAACAAGGATTTTTTACCGAAACTTTTAATTTTGAATTTTTTATAAATAGTGATTTACCTGTATCATTTAATTATAGTGCTACTTTAGAAAACAGATATCAGCTAATTACAGGCGCAAATCCACCATACGTAGTTAGCACAAAAGAGTATGTTAGTTTGCCTGTAGTTCAAACTTCTATTGCTACATTAAGTATTCAAAAATACATTCCTGACATTACTGTAAATGATTTTGTAGCCGGTTTGGTTAAAATGTTTAATATGGTTATTATTCCAATTTCAGAAAATAAATTTGAATTTTTACCTTTAGAAAAATGGTATCAAGACGGTAATATAATTGATATTACTAAATACATACAACAAAGCGAATTAGAAATAAATAAACCTAAACTATTTAAACGAATTGATTTTAAACACGAAAAATCGGAGAATGTTTTAAATAATAATTTTTCAAGTTTTAATGATAACCAAGAATATGGTGATTTGTTTTTTGATAATCCTAATTCAGCATTTACAGAAAATTACGAAGTTAAAACACCTTTTGAAGATGTGATGTGGGAACGCACTACAGGAACAGAATTTTTAACTACAACTATGTGGAATAAAGACTTAAATCCTTACACACCTAAGCCTGTCTTAATGTACGATAATGGATTAAGTGATTTGGGCGAATATTGGTATATGATTGATGGATTAGGTGATTATTTTGGCGCAGTTAATTACACACGATTTTCAAATGAAATACAATTAGGAGCAAGTGATTTAACATATTTACAGACTTTAAATTGGGGTGTAGAAAATTCAGTTTGGAATTTAACTGCTGCTCCTAATGGTTTGTATCAACAATTTTATTCTAATTACATAAACAACCTATACAACCAACGTACAAGAGTTATAAAAGCAAAAGGATTTTTTACACCTTATTTGCTATCTTCTTTAAAGTTAAATGATAGGGTAATAGTTTCTAATAAACGATACATTATAAACACACTAACAACTGATTTAACTACCGGTGAGGTAGAATTAGAACTACTAAACGATTTTAGGGATATAACGCAAGATACAACCTACTTTAGATTTTCAAATATACCGGGTTTAACTGTAGATAATACTGCACAAGAAGTAGAATTTATAATCTACAAAAACAACTACGATACGTTTGATGTAAAACTATCTACAGACTTTTTAAGTTATACGCTAACAACTGATAACGATGCCGATATATTATTAAATGTAACTATTCCTGCAAATGCAACGGCAGCAGATAGAAGTGATTTTGTAGTATTAGAATACTTTAAAAACGGAGTTGGAACTATAATACAAATACCTGTACTACAATATGCTTAAACAAATATTAGAACTTCTGCAATGCACAGAGCATTACGGACAAAGCGAATTAATAGAAATTGCTAAAGGTAAATACGAACTACCTACAACATTTAAAAAAGGATATACACAACTTAAACGAGAAATAAAATGGCAGAAAAGTACCAAGTAAATATAGAGGTTAAAAGTAACTTAAAAACTACCGAAACAGATTTAAAATCGGTTAATACTGCCTTACAACAAACGCAAGTTGAAACAGATAAACTAAACAATAAATCTAAAGACGCTTCAGGATTCGGTAAAGCATTTTCTGATATTAAAAATGTAATTACGGGAACTGTACCTGCTTTAAAAGGTGCTGAAAGTGGTGTAACTTCATTAAGCGCAAGTTTTAGAGTATTATTAGCCAATCCCGTTGTTTTAGTTGTAACAGGTATTGTAGCAGCATTAAAATTTTTATATGAGGCTTTCCAAAGTAGTGTAGAAGGTGGTAAAGCTATCAAACAAGTTTGGGCAGGAATTGAAACAGTAGGTGCGCAAGTTAAAGACGCTATTTTTGGTTTAGCACGTGCTTTAGGTCAAGTTGTTGTAGCTTTTTATAAGTTTCAAACATTAGATTTTAAAGGTGCAGGTGAAGCTATGAAAAAAGCAAATAAAGAAGCTACTAATTCTTTTGAGCAATTAGGTAATGCAGTAGATGGGACTACTTTTAAAATAGCAGCAAGTTTAGCAAAACAACAACAGGCAAACGATAAAGCAAAAAAGATTTTTGCAGTAACACAATCTGAAACAAATAAATTACTTGTACAATCACGTGAAATTTTAACTGATGAAACTGCTTCAATAAAAGACAAAAAGAAGGCATTAGAAGAAGTTACAAAAGCAGAATCCGCTTCAAGTAAGGAAAAAGTAAGAATTGCAGCAGAAGATTTGCGTATATTAAAAGAAAAAGCAGCAGCATTAGGTGGCGAAGCAGAAAAGAAAATGAAAGGTGAAATTCGTGAAGCTACAATAGCTTTAAACGAAGCAGAAACTGAAAATGCAATGACAGGCATTAAGTTGAATAGACAACGTAAAATGTTATTGCGCCAAGAATCAGCAGATGCAAAACAAGCGTCAACCGAAAAAACAGAAAGATTAAAAGCCGAACAAGACGCAGAAAAAGAAGCTATAACTAAAAGATTTGAATTAGAAAAACTTTCGTTTGATGAAAGAAGAAAAATAGTAAATAATGATAAAAAACTTTCAGAAAAAGATAGAAAAGACTTTTTAGATAAAATTAATTCTGAAGAAAGAAAATCTATAGAAGACCACAATAAAGCTATAGCTGATTTAAATAAAAGATACGATGAAGAAGAAGAAAATCGTTTAGCTGATACTGCAGTTAAAAAAGAAGAATTAGACTATACACGTAGGTTAGCTGAAATAAATAGTATAGCACAAACTGAATTAGAAAAACAAACATTAATTGAAAAGTTAGATACAGAGCATAAAGCAAGAATGACTGTAGCAGCTAAAACAGATGCTGAAAAAAAAGCGGCAGATGAAAAAGCAATTAAAGACAAACAAAAAGCAGAAGAAGTAAAAGCAGAAGAAAATAAAAACGCTGCTATTGCAAATTCTAAACAAAATTTAGCCAATATAATTAATGGAATAGAAACTACAGGTTTAGCTAAAACAAAAGCAGGCCAAGCTATTTCTAAAGCATTAGCATTAACTCAAATTGGTATTGATTCAGCAGTAGCATTATCTAAGGCTTCTACATTAGCAAACGCAGAAGGAGCAGCAGCACAATTAGCTTTTCCGTTAGTCCCCGGAATTGGAACTATTGCACGTGTGTTATCTTATACTTCTACTGCTTTATCTGTGGCTTCTAATATTGTAAGAGCAAAACAATTGCTTTCAGGTGGTGGCGGTGGAGGTGCTGCTTCGGGTGGTAGTTCTACACCAAGTCCAACAGGTGGCGGTTCTGCTCCACAATTTAACGTAGTAGGTGCTACAGGTGTAAATCAATTAGCAGGTGCAATTAGCAATAGAGAACAACAACCTGTACAAGCGTATGTAGTAGCAAATAACGTAACTACTGCACAAAGTTTAGATAGAAATATAATCCGTTCAGCTACATTAGGATAAATAAAACAAAATCAATATAAATTAATTTTAAAATAAAAAACGATGGCTAAATTAGATACTATAGAATTATTCATTGATGAAAATACCGATAAAGACGGCATTGAAGCATTAAGTTTAGTAAAGTTTCCTGCTACTGAAGAAACGTGGGTAGCTTTAAATAATCATAGAATAGAATTTAAATCTATTGATGATGAAAAACGAATCATTATAGGTTTGGCTTTAGTTCCTGATAAACTTATTTATAGAAGAAATGGTGATTATGAATATAACATTACATTTTCAAAAGATACAGTAAATAAGGCAGCAAGGTTATACTTAAAAAAGTTAAATAATAACAACGCTACTTTAGAACATAAAACAGAAGTTGAAGGTGTTTCAGTTGTTGAATCTTGGACAGTTGAAAATCCTAAAATGGATAAAACTGCTTTGTATGATTTAAACGCTACAGAAGGTTCTTGGGCGGTTATTATGAGTATTGATAACGACAAAGTTTGGGCAGAAATTAAAAATGGAACTTACTTAGGCATAAGTGTTGAAGGTTATTTTAGTGATGAACAAAAACTATCAGCTCAAAACAAAGAACTTGAATTGATTGAAAAAATTAAAGAATTGATTTTATCAAACGAAAAAAAAAAGTTCAATTAGAAACTTATAACGACTACCCAAAACAAGCTACAGAAAATGCTAAAATAGCTTTGCGTTGGGCAGAAGAAAATGGTTGGGGTTCTTGTGGCACACCTGTAGGAAAAGCAAGGGCAAACCAATTAGCTAATCGTGAAAACATTAGTGAAGATACTATAGCACGTATGGCTTCCTTTGAAAGACAAAGACAAAATTCAAATAAAGAATTAGGTGATGGCTGCGGAAGGTTAATGTGGTTAGCTTGGGGTGGTGATGCAGGTATAGAATGGGCGCAACGTAAACTAAAACAAATTAGAAATGAGTAAGAAACTAAAAGTAACATCACCAAAAGGTGGTAAACGTGGGTGTTTGTGTAAAGATAACACTTACAACTCTAAATGCTGCACCGGTGAATTAAGAGCGCAAGGTATAGGTAGTTTAGTAGGTCAAGGTAACGAGCCTGCACCAAGTAATTTATAACAATTTAAAACAACAATTATTAATAAATAAAAAATGTATTATGAATGTAATTAACGAAATCAAAACGTTATTGGGAATGGAAGTAAAACTTGCCCAAATGAAACTTGAAGATGGTGTTACAGTAATTGAAGCAGAAGTGTTTGAACCTGAAGCAGCCGTTTTTATTGTAAATGGTGAAGATAGAATTGCTTTGCCTGTAGGAGAATATAAACTTGAAGATGGCAGTGAATTAAAAGTTGAAGTAGAAGGTATTATTGCTTCTATTGAAATGCCTGAAGAAGAAGAAGTTGTTACACCTGAAACTGAAGAAGTAGAAACTACTAATGAAGAAGAAATGAGTGCTGCACCTGCTACTCCTAAACGTGTAGTTGAATCAATCACTAAAGAAATGTTCTTTTCTGAAATTGAAAAACTACGTGCTGAAATTGCTGAATTAAAATCAGTAAAAGAAGAAGTACAATTAAGTGCTGAAGTTGATGTACAACCATTAACACATTCACCTGAAGTTACTTCAACTGTTAAATTAAATAAAATATCACCTAATCGAGCAATGTCTACACAAGATATTGTAATGTCTAAACTTTTTAACTAAAAATAAAAAATGGCTACTACTACTTCTATTACTTCGACCTATGCAGGCGAATTTGCAGGAAAATATATTTCTGCTGCATTACTTTCAGGTTCTACTATCGCAAATGGTGGAATCGAAGTTATGCCTAATGTAAAATACAAACAAGTAATTCAAAAAATTGCTACAGATGGTATTGTTAAAGATGCTACTTGTGATTTTGATGCTACTTCTACAGTTACTTTAACTGAAAGAATTTTGCAACCTGAGGAATTTCAAGTGAATTTACAATTGTGTAAAAAAGACTTCCACCAAACTTGGGAAGCCATCACAATGGGTTATTCTGCTTTTGATACTTTGCCTCCTTCATTTGCTGATTATTTGATTTCACACGTAGCTGCAAAAGTTGCTGAAAAAACAGAGCAAAACATTTGGAAAGGTGTTAACGCTAATGCAGGTGAGTTTGCAGGTCTTGTAACATTGGCTACTGCTGATGCTACTGTTATTGATGTTGCTTCTCCTGCTTCAGGTGGTATTACTGCTGCTAACGTAATTGCTGAACTTGGAAAAGTTGTAGACGCTATTCCTGCTGCATTGTACGGAAAAGAAGATTTATACTTGTACCTTTCACAATCAGCTGCACGTGCTTACGTTAGAGCGTTAGGCGGTTTTGGTGCTTCAGGTTTAGGTGCTAATGGTACTAACAATTTGGGTACACAATGGTGGAATAACGGAAGTTTGTCTTTTGATGGTGTTAAAATCTTTGTTGCAAACGGAATGGCTGATGATTACGTAATGGCTGCACAAAAATCAAACTTATTCTTCGGAACAGGTTTGCTTTCAGACCAAAACGAAGTTCAATTAATTGATATGTCGCCAATCGATGGTTCACAGAATGTCAGAGTTGTAATGCGTTTTACTGCTACCGTTAACTACGGAATTGGAAGTGATATCGTATTGTACACTCCTGCTGCATAATCATAACAAATAAACAAGAAAAGGGTGGTGGAATAAACACCACCTTTTTTTTATTATTACTTCAAATAAAAAAAGATAATTAACTGATTATCAATAACTTATAAAAAAATATAAAAATGGCTTGTGATTTAACACTTGGAAGATTAGAACCCTGTAAATCAGCAGTAGGCGGTTTAAAAGCCGTTTATTTTGTTAATTGGGGTGATGCAACAGGATACACATACAATGGTACAAATACAGATGTAATTGATACTGTTACAGGTACACCTACTGCATACAAATACGAATTAAAAGGAACTAATAGTTTTGACCAAACTATAACTTCATCACGTGAGAACGGAACTACGTTTTTTGACCAAAGTTTAAAACTTCAATTAAAAAGTTTAGATGTAGTTACACACAAACAAATTAAACTACTTGCTTATGGTAGACCACAAGTAATCGTAGAAGATAACAACGGAAACTTCTTCTACTGTGGTTTAGAACACGGAATGGATGTTACAGGTGGAACTATTGTTACCGGTACTGCAATGGGTGATTTATCAGGATACACATTGGAGCTAAAGGGGATGGAACGTGTAGCAGCTAACTTCTTAGGTGATACTTTAGCTGATGTAGGGTTTACTGTAGTTTCAGGAACTTAATTTATTCTTACAATTTAATTAAGGGTGGCATTAGCTGCCCTTTTTTATTTTAAAACAATTTCGACTTTTATTTATTATTTAATAAAAAATAGAATGATAGTTTTAAAGGATTCTACATACTCACAAAATTTCAAGTTTATGCCACGTAGTTGTAATATTACTTCTATGGTGTTTAAAGATGAATTAGCAAATGTAGACCACGAAATAGAAAACCCTGTACTTGTAGTAGAAAAGTATTGGATGCAATTTCAAGAAGATTTAACGTTTGAATTCTTAATAGATGGTCGTACTTATGCTTTAACTTGTTTTGATGGCGCAAATGTCGTTTATAGGGATAAAGTAATGTGTACAAATCAATCTATTTCTACTTACACAATTAATCAGGGTGTTTACGTTGCAAACGCTACATCTAATGAATTTATAATTTATGGATAATAATATTTCAATAGTTAATTTATCGGCTTATACATCGCCTGAGATTAAGGAGAATAAAAAAGCTAATTACATTGAATACGGAAACGATAATAATTACTTTCAGTATTTAATAGATAGATACTTGTATAGTACTTCAAATGGTGCTATTATTACCGGTATTACTAATATGATATATGGTAAAGGTATCGGTGCATTAGATGCTAATAAAAAGCCTAATGAGTATGCGCAAATGATTTCTTTAATTAAACCTGATTGTTTAAAAAAAGTAGCATTAGAACGCAAATTATTGGGAATGGCTGCAATGCAGGTTGTAATGGAAAAGAAACAAGTAAAATCTATTTCACACTTTCCTATGCATACTTTACGTGCTGAAAAATGCAACGATAAAGGCGAAATTGAAAATTGGTATTATTTCCCTGATTGGACAAAGAAAAAACCAAGTGAAGAACCTAAAAAGATTCCTGCTTTTGGTTTTGGTAATGGCAACGAAGTAGAAATTTATATTGTAAAACCTTACGTTAGTGGCTTTCACTACTATACACCCATAGATTATTCAGGTGCGTTACCTTATGCCTATCTTGAGGAAACTATCTCGGATTATCTAATTAATGATATTTCTAACGGATTTAGTGGTACTAAAGTTATCAATTTTAACAATGGTATTCCTTCTGAAGAAATGCGTGATAGAATAAAAAGCGATGTGCTTTCTAAACTAACAGGCGCACGTGGTGAAAAAGTAATTGTAGCTTTTAACGCTAATGCAGAAAGTAAAACTACAGTTGATGATTTACCTTTAACTGATGCACCTGCACACTACGAATACTTAAGTAAAGAATGTTTTGAAAAACTAATTGTAGGACATCGTGTAACTTCGCCTATGCTTTTAGGAGTTCGTACAGGTGATGGTGGTTTAGGTAATAATGCAGATGAAATTAAAACTGCTACTTTGTTAATGGATAACATTGTTATTAAACCATACCAAGAAGAACTATGTGCTGCTTTAGATGAAATTTTAGCAGTTAATGGTATTTCTTTAAAATTATACTTTAAAACTATTCAACCATTAGAATTTACTGATTTAGAAAATACACAAACACAAGAACAAGTAGCAGAAGAAACAGGTTTAAGTTCACACACTTGTTTAAGCTCAGATTTTACAGATGAAGAAGGCGAAGCGTTATTTGATTCTTTAGCAGGTGAAACAATAGATGATGAATGGGAATTAGTAGATAAACGTGAGTATTCAGATTCAAATATATCTATTGAAGAATGGGCAAATTCTAAAATTAAAGCTAAACAAACTTTATTTGAAAAGTTAGCTGATGTTATTAAATCTAATCCAAGTGCTAAAAGTACATTAGATAAAAAAACTTTTAAAGTACGTTATGAATATGCTGAAAAGTATTCAAGCGGTAATTCACGTACTTTTTGCAAACGAATGATGGGTAGAACTGCAAATGGTGTTGTTTACAGAAAAGAAGATATAGACCAAGCGAGTTTTATAGGTGTAAATAATTCTTTTGGGCATAAAGGTCAAAATTATTCTTTGTTCAAATATAAGGGCGGAGTTAACTGTGGCCACGTATGGAATGAGAATCTTTATAGATTAAAAACAAAAACAGATGGTACACCTTATGTAGATAAATCATTAAGTTCAAGTGAAGAAGTTTCATCTATTGCGGGTTACAATCCAAATCCTGCAGGTTGGTCAGAAGCACAAATTGCACCAATAGATATGCCAAACAGAGGACACCACCCAAATTTTAAAAATTAACAAATGGCACAGGCACTATTTATAACACGTGATGATATTGTAAAATTTACTGCATTAAATGGGAACATTGATACTGATAAATTTATACAGTTTATTAAAATCGCTCAGGATATTCATATACAGAACTATCTTGGTACTCGATTATTTAAAAGGATTAATGATGATATAGTTTCAGGTGATTTAGAAGAACCATATACAACGCTTTTAAGCACGTATATTAAACCTATGGTAATACATTGGTCTATGGTAGAATATTTGCCCTACGCTGCTTATACTATTGCTAATAAAGGTGTATTCAAACATTCAAGCGAAGCAAGTACAAACGTAGATAAAAACGAAATAGATTTCTTGATTGAAAAAGAGCGTGATGTAGCACAATCTTATACAAATAGATTTATAGATTATATGTGTTTTAATCAATCTTCGTTTCCTGAATATAACCAAAATTCAAACGCTGATGTTTACCCTGATTCTTCTGCAAACTTTACAGGATGGATACTATAAAAGAAACATACAAACCCAAAGAAAAGAACGTACAAAAATTACAATTATTTTTAAATAAAATAGAAAATGAGTTTAAACTTCACACACATAAAGTCAGATACGTTCGAGGCAGTAAACTTCGAGATTAATGTAGATACTGTACCGGTAGATTTAACAGATACTATTATTCGTATGCAACTGCGCAAAGAATACGGTGGTGTAGTTGGTTTATCATTAACTTCTGTAGGTAATGCAGGAATTACTATTACAGATGCTCCAAATGGCTTATTTCGTATCAATCAGCAAATTATAGATATACCTGCTTTTAATTACATTTATGATATTGAATTCGATTTTGATGGAGTTGTAAAAACTTATATTTCAGGGAATTTTTTAATTAAAAATGATGTAACCCGCTAATGTGTGAAAATGTAAACATAAACGTTTCTGAAACTAACGAAACAATTAATATAGTATCTTCTGAAATTCAAGAAGTAATTGATATTAATGTGTTTGAAACTGCTGAAGATGTTACTTTAAATATTACTGAACAACTAATTCAAGTAAACGTAAACAAAGTAACTGCTGCTGAACAAATACAATCTGATTGGAATCAAACAGATGTAGATGCATTAGATTTCATTAAAAACAAACCTACTTCTACTTCTGACTTTATAAACGATGGTGAAGATGGTGTAAACCCATTTATAACGGCTGCCGATATTCCCGCTGCGGTCACTTCGGTAGGATTGACAATGCCCTCAGCGTTTAGCGTAGCAAATAGTCCAATCACAAGCGCAGGAACTTTAGAAGTTACAGGTGCAGGTACTGTTAGTCAATACGTGCGAGGCGATGGCTCACTTGCAAACTTCCCTACATCAACAGGTGGCGGAGCGTCTTTGTCTTTTTACTTAAACGGCTCAGTTTCGCAAGGGACAATCGGCGGTGTTGCATTTAGAGAGATGGACAGAACTCCGATATTAGGAGCAGGGACTGATTTTACTATTGCAGCTAACGGATATATTCAATCATTTATAACTGACGCAAACGTTCCTAATTTATTGGAAATTCCTGCGGGTAATTGGAACTTTGAAACGTATTTTAGTGCGTCAAGCGGCGGCGGTAGTCCTTCATTTTACCTTGAATTATACAAATGGAACGGAACGACTTTATCTTTGATAGCGTCAAACTCAGCAAATCCCGAAGGCATTACAAATGGAACGGCTATTGATTTATATGTAAGCGCGTTGGCAGTACCACAAACAACGTTATTAGCGACCGATAGGTTGGCAGTTCGTATATATGTAACTACTTCGGGCCGTACAATTAAACTTCACACGGAAGACAATCACCTTTGCCAAGTCATTACTACATTTTCGACAGGCATAACCGCATTAAACGGATTGACTACTCAAGTACAATCATTTGCAACAGGCACAAGCGGAACGGATTTTGCTATAAGTTCAACAACTGCAACGCATACCTTTAATCTCCCAACGGCTTCGGCTGCAAATCGTGGAGCTTTATCATCTGCTGATTGGAGTACATTTAATAATAAATTCACACTTCCAAGTTTAACAAGCGGCAGCGTTTTATTTTCAAATGGCACGACAATAGCGCAAGACAATGCGAACCTATTTTGGGATGACACGAATAATCGCTTAGGGATTGGAACGGCAACTCCTCTTTTTAAATTACAAGTTGAAACGAACGTTAATGGTGCGGATGGAATATGGGCAAGAAATCTAAATACAGGAAGTTTAGCTTACGGAACTGTTGCGGCTAATTCAGCTGTTGGAGGTTTAAGTTTAAGAGCGCATTCAGCCGCACACGGAGCTTGGCCAAATACTTCAATGTTAGCTTCGGACTCAGGATTTTTAAATGGTTTAGTATTATTCCAAAATGGTGCAAATCCAATCGCATTTTGGACTAATTCAAATCAGAGAATGCGAATTTTCTCAAATGGTAATATTGGAATCGGAACTACAACCGACGCAGGCTTTAAATTAGACGTAAACGGCACGGCGAGGTTGCAAAACCAACTTACTACAACGGGTTCAATTACAGCCGCAAGTGCTATTGCAAGGGGTGTGTATATGAATCAAACTTTAGTAGCTGCTGCAAATAGTGATGTTTTAGTAGGTTTAGATATTGCTCCAACTTTTACATTAGGTGCGTTTACAGGTGTTAGTAGATTTCCATTAAGAATTAGAAATGCAGGTAATACTGCAAGTGTGTTTGCAGTCAGTAGTGACGGTGTTGTTCGTTGGGGTAATAGCATTGAGTCGGGGAATACTACGGGTCAATTGTCTTGGGATACTGATTTAGTGTTTATAAACGGAGCATTAAATTTAGGATTTAGAACTGGCGGCACGGATAGAATGAGAATTTTCAATACGGGTAACGTAGGAATCGGCACAACAACCGACGTTGCAAGTTCAAAGCTAACAGTTCAAAGTACTACTCAAGGATTCCTTCCACCGAGAATGACAACCACGCAAAAAAACGCAATAGCAACACCTGCTGCGGGGTTAATGGTATATGACACAACGTTAAATTTAATATCCGTATATAACGGAACAATGTGGATTTCACTTTAAAATATAAATAAAAATGGCACAAATTCAACCGATTAATTTCCCCTTTACAGGCGAAGCAACAATTTTAAAAGTTTTAATTCTTAACTTTGAAACGACTGCGAACACTTGCACCACTTACAACGAACTATTAACCAACGAAGGTATAGTATGTTCGTCTTGGAACTACACGCTAACTGACGACGAGTTTGCAGTGTGGAGCAACGATAACACTTGGGTTGAGAATTGCGTAGCAAAAGACAAAAACATTACTATTTTAACATACTAAAAATGGAGGAATTAAACGTACTTAAACAAGCGATTGAAATTGCAGTAAAAGCGGGCGTATATCAGATGGCAGACGTTGTTGCTTTGTCGCAAATACTTGACAAATTAGCGGCTAAATTGCAAGAAAATGAAGCAAATTAAAGAGCATTTATTGCCGATTATTTTAATCGTTTTGGGTATCTTAGACCAAACGACTCACTTGCTTGTAGAGTTGATTAGTCAGTTAGGTTTACCTGAATACGTAGGAACTATATTTAAAATATTAGTAATTGTACTTGGTGCTGCAAAACTATATTTAGCACAACCAAATAAATTTAAAAATGAGTAATTTAGAAAGTGAAAGATTAGACAGAATAGAACAACACTTAAAACTATTAAAACAAGATAGTGAAATTCGTTCTGCTGATATAAAAGAAATTAAAATAGCTTTAATAGGTTCTGCTTTAAACGATTTTAAGGGTTTAGTTTGGAAAGTATCAGATATTGATAATAGAGTAACTGAACTTGAAGATAACGATAACGAAATGAAAGTTTACGTTAAACAAGCTAAATTTGTTATAGCTGCTTTTACTGCTGCATTAGTTACTTTACTTTTTAAAACATTTTCTAAATGAAATTAAATTCAGAAGGTTACCGTTTAATAACAAAATTTGAAGGATTTAGTGCTAAACCATATTTGTGTTCTGCTAAAGTTCCTACAATTGGGTATGGGAATTGTTATTATACAAATGGTAAAAAAGTAACGTTACTCGATAAACCAATTACAGAATCAGAAGCGTTTGAAATGTTTAAAGAAATAGCTGATAGATTTGCTGATAAAGTAAGTAAGTTAGTTACATATCCTATAAATCAAAATCAATTTAATTCTTTAGTTTCACTTTGTTACAACATCGGGGTTTCAGCGTTTCAGTTATCTACTTTGCTTAAAATGGTAAATGAAAACGGAAATAATCCAAAGATAAAAGACCAATTTTTACGTTGGAATAAAGCAGGTGGTAGAGTAGTACGTGGATTAACATTAAGAAGAAATGAAGAAGCATTTATATATTTTAGTTAGTTTAGTATTACTATCTTGCGGTTCAAGAAAAGTACAATTAAATACTACAGAAATAAAAAAAGATTCAAGTGTAACTACAACTCAAATTGATAGTAGTAAATCTATTAAAACTACAGATGATTCTACTAATATTAATATTGATACTGAAGAAACTGAAATTTGTATAATTCCGTTAGATTCTACCAAAGAAATTAAAGTAAATGGTAAAACTTATTTTAACGTGAAATTACGCATTAAAAAACGTAAAGATAACACTACATACCAAAATACAAATAAAGTTGCTCAAATCGATTTAAAACACGTTGTAAAGCATACTGAGGCTAAAACTTCTACTAAACAAAACACTAAAGTTAAAAATATAGACAGAAAAGAATCTATTTTAAACTATTGGTGGATTTTATTAATTCTAATTATAATTTATTCTGCATACAAATGGCAAAGCAAACTTCGGTTATTGTAAAAGTTGAACGTGATATTAATAGACCAAATATCCACGCTAAAAGTAAAACTTCTAAATTAAAAACTTCCAAGAATTATAAAAAGCAATATGCCGGACAAGGTAGGTAAAGATTATTTTTTTGCTTATTTTATATATTTATATTATATTATATATATTATTATATTTTTTAGTTATATATTTAACTATATTTAGTGTTATATTATATATATTATTAAAATTAAAAATAAAATAAATCAGCCGTTTTAACGCATTGTTTTTATGTCAGGTATACAAGTATACTAAAAACTAAAGAAAGTTGTTTAAAACGCTTTAAAATGCAATATACGATATGTTATGGCTAAAAAAGTAAGTAGAAGTTCGTTAGTTAAAAAGTTAGATACTGTTTTCAGTCAATACATACGGCAAAGGTATGCAGTAAATGGTGTAGCTGAATGCGTTACTTGTGGTAAACAAGATGAATGGCGCAAACTGCAAGCCGGACATTTTATGAGTAGAAGGCATTACTCAACACGTTGGAACGAAGATAACGTACAAGTGCAATGCTACGCTTGTAATGTTATGCGAAGTGGAGAACAATACTTATTCTCTAAATATCTTGGAGAAGAATTGTCAATAACTTTATTAAATAAATCTAGAGAAATAGCTAAATTTGCTGATGTAGATTTGCTCAAAAAAATAGAATACTATAAAAGTAAAATATAATTTGTCTGTTCTTTGTTATTTCTTTTGAAATTGGGTAGTTTAACGACTACCCTTTTTTTTTAAACTATGTTAAAGTTTTGTTAAAAAAAATTAGTATATACTTTTTTGATATACTTTTACTTCATCAAATAACAACAAATATTAACTTTTAACAAAAACAGATTATGAACAAAGAACAAAAAATTGCAGAATTAAGAAACAAGTTAGTTAAAATCTATGACAAGATTGATAGTCTTGAAAATAGGATGATTGAAGTAATGGATGAATATAATGATGTAGCAAACGAGCTATCAGATATTGATGAAGCGAGGTATACAGAATTAGATGTCAAAATTATTGTAAAACGTATTCCTAAAGATAACGACTAATTAATTAATGGGGCGCAGCATCCTACACTGCATTTTTTAATAACATAAATAACAAAGACAATGAAAACATTTTTAAAGAACTTTATTCAAAAAGCAGATTATCAATACGCATTCTGTATGATTGCAGCAATGTATTTTTTATTTCAAATAATTTTTAGATACTAATTATGAAAGATTTAATAGACTATCAAAGATTTCAAATTGAAGCATTACAAAGAAATGTTTGCAAATTGAATACATTATTATCACAGTTAGAAACTTACTGCTTTGAATTAGCAGCAGATGATTGCCCTACAGATTATAAAAGAATTATTAAACAACAGATTTATCAATTAAAACAAGAAAACAATGTCTAAAACAGAATTAAGTTTAGCAGAAAAACTATCTAAAATACAGGTAGAATTTAAGTCTAATAAAAGTAGATTTAATAGCTTTGGTAAATATAACTTTAGAAGTGCTGAAGATATATTAGAAGGTTTAAAACCATTTAACGAAAAGTACGGTGTTTACTTTACAATTCGTGAAGAAGTAAGTGTAATATTTGAAACTACACCAATACTAATTTCTACTGCGACTATTCACGATAACAACGAAATTAACGAAATAGAAGCTACTGCAATTGTGGGTGTAGATTTACAACAAAAAGGAATGCAAGTTCCTCAGCAGTTTGGTTCTGCTTCATCTTATGGTAAAAAGTATGCATTAGGCAACCTGTTACTAATTGATGATACACAAGATGCTGATGCTACTAATTCACACGGTAAAGAAAGCAAACCTGCAACAGAAGAAAAATGGTTAAACAAAAACACACCTGAATTTAACCAGGCTATTGAATATTTAAAAAAAGGTGGTAATATTGCAACGATAGAAAATAAATATAAATTAGCAAAATCAGTAAAAGAAGAACTTTTAAAAATCAAATAAATAAATAAATATGAGTACATTAGTAAACGCAAGTATTAGAGTAGACAAACTACCAAAAGAGAAATTTGTAATTGGCAAAGATGGTGCAGTTTTTTATAACTTCACAATTTCAATTAGTGATGAAACAAACCAATTTGGTCAAAACGTATCTTTAACTGATTCACAAACACAAGAAGAACGTGAGGCTAAAAAAGCTAAAAACTATCTTGGAAATGGTAAAGTAGTTTGGACAGATGGTAAAGTAACAACTGCTACAAAGCAAGAAGCTAAAGTTGCAGTAGAAGCTGAAGATTCGCTTCCATTTTAGATTTAATGGGGGTGTAAAAGCCCCTTTTTTTAATAAAGACAAATGACAATAGACAAAGACTCACACAGATTAATAATGCAATTGTATGAAGAAGAATGTTACATAAACCCTTTAGAAAAAATAGAATATCCTTTACCTGCTATTTCATTTGGAACTAAACAATTTGAAACAAAAGATGGTGTAATTGAATATCCTATTCCAGTAGGAACTTATGGAAACTTTAGCTTTGTACAAGCACCACCTAAAAGCAAGAAAACATTTTTTATTAGTTTACTTTCAGCAGTATATTTAAACGATGAAATAAACGGAATATCAGGTGATTTAAAAGGCAATAGACAGGGTAAACATTTAATTCATTTTGATACCGAGCAGGGTAATTTTCACGCTTCTTTAGTTTTTAAAAGACCTATGGAAATGTCAGGTAATAAAATAGAAAACTACCATACATACGCATTAAGGCAATTAAGCGCAAAATGTAGAATTGATTTTATAGAGTATTGTCTATATGATAAATTAGAAGGTAAAGAAATAGGTTTAGTAATTATAGATGGTATTGCAGATTTATGTTCAGATGTAAACAATATTGAAGAATCTAATTTAGTAGTTCAAAAGTTAATGAAATGGACAAAGGAACTGCATTGCCACATAGTTACTGTTATTCACTCTAACTTTGGAACTGATAAACCAACAGGACATTTAGGTTCAGCATTAGAAAAAAAAGCAGAAACACAAATACAATTAGAACTAAACACAGTTAACAAAGAATTAGTAACCGTATCGTGTAAAAGAAGTAGAAATACAAGTTTTGAAAGTTTTAGCTTTAAAGTAAATAAGGCAGGTTTGCCACAAGTAGAAGGTAATTTATACGATGTATTAAAGGGAGTTTTTTAAGATGATAACACTAAAAAATAAGATTCAGGAATTACAAAACGATGCTGCACGTATGGAATTAATGTGGTGTGATAACAACGAACTACTGCATTATTTTAGAAACATACAAACGAGTTTAGGTTTAATTGAACGATTATGTGCATTGGAATCTAAATTTGATTACATTGCGCTCGAAGAAGTAATTACCGGATTACAAGATAAAGATGAAACACTAACTGATATAACTGTTAACTTTCAAATTAAACCGATACAACGTGAACGAAAAGAAGCACGTATAACCGCTAAAATGTTTTAAATATGATTTTATTTCTTGTTTGCTTTTGCTTAATTTGTTTAATAGTATTTCAGTTTGTAGACTGCGAAATTATTATAACACCAATTAAAGGTGTAATGGTTGGTGCATTATACAACGATGATGTTTATGAAGATGAAACTGAACACACAATACAAGTGCTTTTATTCGTAATTTCATTTTCTTTCGTATGGACAACAAATGGCTCAACCAAGTAGCA